GGTTGGGACTCCGGTCACTAAGATGACGGAGACGGGCTGCCCGATCGAGATAGAAGACATGGCTGTGAACGAAGAGAATCACGATCACGCCGTGGAAGAATATAACTACAGCCCAGCAACAGATGCAGAGGTCACTTGTGGTACCTGCGCTGCCTTCGATCAAAGCACACCAATGATGGTGTGTATCTCACGTACATCAGACGATACCAGCCTAGGTTTCTGTCAGAAGTTGAAGTTTATGTGTTCGCAAGAGAACACGTGCTCCATGTGGGTTGAAGGCGGTCCTATCACGGACGAGGCCTTTGACGATCATGGGGACATTCTTTGACAATATCAGACTTTCTCAAAAGATATAAAAGGAATTTAGAGGAACGGATAGAAGATCTATCTGTTGCTTTAACTAGCGGTTCTATCCAGGACATGGAGCAGTACCGCGCAATGGTGGGCGAGATTCAGGGCATCTCGTTTGCTGTTGAGGAGTTATCCGCCCTGCTGAAGAGGTACGACGAAGATGGTGAAGACACTATTAGTTCCTGACTATGTCTTAGCCCAGCAAAAGGCCAAAGAAGAGGCCGCCGACAAAGCTGCGCTAGAAAGAGTTCCACAACCAACAGGATGGCGTATTCTTGTGATGCCGTATACAGGCCGCGAGAAAACCGACGGGGGTATTTATATACCTGACGCAGCGAAAGACCGAGAGGCTTTGGCTACGGTTGTTGCGTATGTGGTTAAGATTGGACCGTTAGCTTACAAGGACCCAGGCAAGTTTGGGGAAGAATGTGAGCCGTGGTGCAAAGAGGGGGATTGGGTTTGTATCGGTCGATACGCTGGGTCCCGATTTAAGCTGGATGGCGGTGAGGTTCGCATTATCAATGACGATGAAGTCATTGCGACAATCCTTGATCCAGAAGACATCAAGATGTGATGGAGAAAGTGATGCAAGAAGAGATTAGTAACGAGGAAGAGTTCATAGAGATTGCTTCTGATGAAGAGGAACAGATCCCTACGGAACAGACCCCTACGGAACCTGATGGGGACTCAGAAGAGGAATCCCCTGTAGAAGCCAAAAGTGATCCTAATGCTGAGGAAGATGAGTTAGCTCAGTATTCTGATTCGGTACAGCGCCGTATTCGTAAGCTTACGGCTAAGTATCGGGAAGAAGAGCGTCAGCGCGAAGAAGCTGTTCGCTATGCTCAGCAAGTAATCGAGCAGAACCGGCAGCTACAAGAGGCTCTGCAACAGCGCGAGCAGTCTTACGTCGGTGAGTTTGGTAGTCGCCTAGAGCGCGAGATGGAAGCGGCCAAGGCTGCTTATCGTGCCGCTCACGAGGACGGAGACGCTGACGGTTTGTTCGATGCCCAGCAGCGTATCAGCAAGCTGGCCATGGAACAGGCTCGCTATGAGCAAGCTAAACTCCAGGTCGAGCGTCAACAGAATGACCCTCAGGCCCAGCAGCAACCAGAGATGATCCAGCCGACGCAGCAGCAAGCTCGTCCGGATCCTAAGGCCCAGTCCTGGGCCGAGCGGAATACATGGTTTGGTGAAGACCAGACTATGACGTATGCCGCTTTTGGTATTCATCGGCAGCTAATCGAAGACGAAGGGTTTGACCCGACGTCAGATGAATACTATAATGAACTTGACAAACGGCTTCGTTCCGATTTCCCACATAAGTTTGGGCAAGCGGAAGCGAAGAAAGCAGCCAAGCCCAGAGTCGCCTCTGCTGAGTCAACTGCCTCACGTTCGTCAAATAAGGGGCGCAGAACAGTCAAGCTAACACCTTCGCAGGTGGCTATTGCTAAAAAACTTGGCGTTCCGCTCGAAGAGTACGCAAAGTATGTAAAGGAGTAATGCTATGACTGATCGTACACCACGTGAATCGCAATCACGTCAAAAAACAGGGCGTAAGAAACCATGGGCTCCCCCCAGTATGTTGGAAGCCCCGCCAGCCCCAGCTGGTTATGTTCATCGTTGGATCCGTACAGGTATCCGTGGTGAAGATGACAAGAACAATGTTTACGCTCGTCTGCGTGAAGGTTGGGAACCAGTAAGAGCTGACGAATACCCGGACTTTGATGCACCTGTCATCGAGGACGGTAGACATGCTGGCGTAATTGGTACGGGTGGGCTGATGCTCGCACGTATCCCTGAAGAGACGGTACAAGAAAGAACTGAGTATTATCGGGACCAGACCCGCGATCAAATGAGAGCCGTCGATGAAAACCTGATGAGGGAACAACATCCCTCAATGCCTATTCAATCTGATAGGCAAAGTCGTGTAACCTTCGGTGGGAAAAAATAACCCCTCCGATAACTAACTTAAGGAGTTGGTAAAATGGCTAATACTAATGTAGCCTTCGGTCTTAAGCCGATCAACCTTGCTGGCGGCGCTGCCAACAGCACAGGTACCAACGCATACTTCATTAAGTCAGACGCGAGCGCTATTTATCAGGGTTCACCGGTAATTGCTACGAATGATGGCACGATCGCTATCACTGGTTCTGCTACCGGCGATACCTACAAGCATATTGGCGTTTTTGCTGGCTGTGAGTATGTGTCTTCTGCCACTGGTGAGAAAGTATTCTCAAACTACTGGCCTGGTTCAGGTGCAAACACTGACTACGATATCGTAGGTTATGTGTATGACAACCCGCTCCAGCGTTTCATTATTGCCTCGGATGCGACGTTTACGAACCAAGCAACTGCCCGTGCAGCAATCTTTGAAAACACCCAGTTTGCCGCTGGCACATCTGGAAGCACAACGACTGGCATGTCTTCTGCTCAGCTCGACGTTGCTACTCTGGACGCTACCAATGCTTCACTTCCGTTGAAGATCGTTGGTATTCAACCAGACGTAACCAACAACGACTACACAGCAGCAGGTCTGTCCGTCATTGTAATGTTCAACAACCACGCTCTATTGTCTAACGACGTAGAGACGGTCGTATCGTAAGGGAGCATAGACAATGGCTATTTCTCGCGCACAACTCGCCAAAGAACTTGAGCCCGGCCTCAACGCCCTCTTTGGTATGGAATACGGTCGCTACGAAAACCAGCATGCTGAAATCTTCGACACCGAGTCTTCTGACCGGGCATTTGAGGAAGAGGTTATGTTGTCAGGTTTTGGCGCGGCCCCCGTTAAGAGCGAAGGCTCTGGCGTGTCATATGACGACGCACAAGAAGCGTACACCTCGCGGTATACGCACGAGACGGTTGCAGCCGCTTTCTCAATCACTGAGGAAGCTGTTGAAGACAATCTTTATGATCGTCTGGCCTCTCGTTACACTCGTGCATTGGCTCGTTCGATGGCACACACGAAGCAGGTTAAAGCTGCCTCTGTACTTAACAACGCATTTAACTCGTCTTTCAAAGGCGGTGACGGCGTTGAATTGTGCAGCACAGCACACGTGCTTACCAACGGTGGATCGTTCGCTAACGAACCCAGCACCGCTGCTGACTTGAACGAAACTTCTTTGGAAGACGCTCTGATCAGCATCGCTGGCTTCACGGACGAACGTGGTCTTATCATCGCTCTTAAAGGCATGAAGCTTATCATTCCTCGCCAGTTGCAATTCGTAGCTGAGCGTTTGATGGTTTCTAACCTTCGCGTTGGTACGGCTGATAACGACATCAACGCCATCCGTAACATGGGTCTTCTTCCTGAAGGCTATGTCGTTAACGACTACCTCACAGACCCAGATGCGTTCTTCATCAAAACAGACGCCCCGAACGGCTTCAAGCACTTCGAGCGTTTGGCTTTGACCACGCAGATGGAACCTGACTTTGACACCGGCAACATGCGCTATAAAGCACGTGAACGCTACAGCTTCGGCTTTAGTGATCCGCGCTGCGTATTTGGTTCGCCAGGCGCAGCCTAAGACTTTATAGTCTTGTAAAGGACTGGGCTTTTCCCGGTCGACAAAATGGGAAGGGCGGGGCTCAAATCCCGCCCTTTCTTTTTGTCCGGACTTTGGTTATAATGATTGTCGAGGGTCTATAACTAACAGCCATGTAGACAGGTTGCCCTCCCTGACGTTACACAGACTACATGGCGAACCCTTGTGTGAAAGGTAAATACAATGGCTTCTACTACTTTTTCAGGTCCAGTCACCTCTACGGCTGGTTTCGTCGGTGACGTAAAAGTTACTTCGACTGTAACTGCTTCTCTTCCAGCAGCTGCGGATAATACTGGCCGCATCTACGTTATCACTGATAACGGTGCTGGTGACGACGAGTTCGCCCTCGTTGTAAGCGACGGCTCAGCTTGGGTAAAAATTACTACCACAGCTCTTAGCTAATAGGAGTAAATAATGGCTGGCTCTGACATCAAAGCCAAGCGTATTACGTCCGGTGCGGCCTCTATTGGCCGTGCGCGGATGTGCCAGCTTGTTGTTACTGTTAACAACACCGGCGCTGGCCGCTTGACGATCACAGACGGGGACGGGGGTGCGACTGTATTTGATGCAGATCTTTCCCAGAACGTAACCCACATGATTGACCTTTGTGGAGATGGTATTCTTGTAACCGACGATGTGTACGCATCAACGGTTACAAATATTACTTCTCTCACAATTCTATATCGGTAATATCATGACGACGGTCCTGCGCTCGATATCACAGGTTGGTACTACCGAACCTTTCGAGTTGCAGGTCGCTCGTGGTCAGATACCCGGGCACTCATTCGTTCACAAATTTGGGGCAACCCCGTCCTTATCAATAAACACGGCAGGAACCCTCTGGGGCGTTAGCGACACGCTATACCCATGGTCGGCATTTAGTTCTGCGGGGGTCCTCTCTGTGGCTAGAGCTGACGCAGCGGATGCCAACAAGACAATCACCATCATTGGTCTTGATTCAAACTACAACGAAATATCCGAAAATGTTACTCTCTCACAGGCTTCTGGTAATCTTACCACGAAGTTATTTATTCGTGTGTATCGTGCTTTTATGTACAACGGATCTACCACTAATGTGGGTAACATAACAATCACCAAAGGCGGGACTACAGTAGCTGTTATTAATGCTGAAAAGGGACAAACCCTTATGGCTGTCTACACGGTCCCAGCAGGGGTTACCGCGTACATTATTCAAGGGGTTATGACGGTGCAGGCCGGGGCCGATGCAACGGGCGACTTCTTTGTTAGGTACGGCGGAGAAGCTGCTTTCCGTATAGGACACAGTTTCGAGGTGGCCGGAACGGGCGGGGAGTATTTCTATAGATTTGCCGTTCCTCTAAGGCTTCCTGAGAAATCGGACATAGATGTGAGAGCCACCGTCCGCTCCAACAATGCCCGTGTAACAGCCGCTTTTGATATGATACTGGTTAAAGAAGAAGGACCTCTATAATGGCTATTGATTATCGAGGAGAAAAGTTCTCTGGTTACAACAAGCCAAAGCGTACTCCTGGCAAAAATAAGAAGTTCGCTGTGCTTGCAAAAGAGGGCGATAAAGTTCGCCTTGTCCGGTTCGGCGACCCGAACATGACAATCAAAAAGAATATCCCCGCCCGCCGTAAATCCTTCCGCGCTCGTCACGGATGTGATAAAGGTAATTTATCCAAACTATCGGCCCGTTATTGGTCGTGCAAAAAATGGTAGAGCTATGAATAGACAAGCATATACAACTATTGTTGCTGCTGTAGTCACCGGGTTTCTTGGCTGGATGGCCGTGACTCTTATTGCCGTTGATAAGCGTACTGCTGTTATAAATGAACGAGTAAACGCAAATCACAGTATGCTTGAGCCTATGTGGAAGGACTATATCGCGGGAAAGAGATCTGCCGTCCGATCAGATAGC